CTCCCAAAAAGAAGAAGGGGAAGGAACGCGTCGTGACCGAGACAAGTACCGAAGAGACGACGGAATACCCGATCGTCGACCAGGCCATGGGAATCGCTGCGGAATTCATTTCCCAGCTCGAGAAGGAAGCGCCTCCGGAGTACGAGTTCCGCGTCATCTGGGTCCAGAACCTGGACGAGAAGTGGGCCGTATATCTGGGTACCAGCATAGACGACAACATGCGGTATCTGGTGACTCACACCCACTCGGACGGGGTGACGACGGTGAAGCAGATCGACGACGGCCCGATCGCTGTTAAGGAGCTATAATGGTTATCTTACGTAAGACTGACGGGATCGTCGGGTCTGTATCCATCAAGGACAGGCCCGGCGTTAAGGTCATCGGAACGGCCAAGCTGGAAAAGGTCGGCAGGAATGTCATAGTGGTACTCGATGGTCAGCATACCCCCGAGGCGGTTACCGAAGGATTCAAACTCGGGGACTTCTCTTACGGGAGTGAGTCATCTACAGCATCCGCAGACTGATATACAGACTGGGATTCCGACCCAAGCCGGGGTCGGTGTTCTTCTCACCGAACCTTCACTTCCAGTACGTCATCCAGCCGGAAGTGGCGGGTTTCTTCGAGGCATACGCGGAGAGGTTCGACATCGACCTGAGCACCATCAACCCGAAGATCGTCGAAGACGTAGAAAACGATATCTACGACGAGACGATGAGGTTTCTCTGCTACTGTGATGATCCTTTCTGCGACATCGACGAGAGTCACACGCACGGTCCGATCTGTCACATGAACTGCAGCTGCAAGAGGGCGAGATGACAGCAGACAAGGATCTGAGAGAGAACACTCGTGCTCTGAATAACCTCGCCGATCAGATGTCTACCTTCAACAAGGTAGCCAAAGAGCTGAACAAGAACCTGGAGATCCTGGCGAAGGCCAAGGAGATGCAGATCGGACCGACGAGGTTCCAGGAGTATCTTCAGGCGAGCAGTACCGAAGCGATATTCGAGACCAAACGAGTAGATCCGAACGAAGTGGTCAAGAAGGCTATGAAGAACAAGGGATTCAACATCGGGTTCTGCACGTACTGCATCGACGGCGAGTGCTCGCCTGCGGAGAAGGTCAACAACTGGACCGCCACAGGGTGCCGTTGTTGTCAGCTCAGTCACACGCTGGTCTGAGGAGTAAACCATCAGAGTCCTGGTAGCCGGTAGTCAGCTGTGGACGGACAAGAAGTTCGTATTCGAAGAGCTTGACTGGATCTTCGAGACTTATTTCCTACCATCCGAAGATGAGAAGTTCATTCTCGTTCATGGCGCCTGTCCGAATGGGGCTGACGCGTTCGCAGATGAGTGGGGGAGGAAGAGAAAAGAAGTATTCCCTCATCTCATCGATATCGAGCGCCACCCTGCGGACTGGAAAGGGCCCCGCAAGAGAGGCGCCGGATACGCCAGGAATGCCGAGATGGTCAAGCTCGGTGCTGATCACTGTATCGTGTTCATTCTCGATGAATCGCCGGGAAGCGAGCACACACGAGAACTAGCCGAGAAGGCCTATATCCCTACAGTAGTCGAAAGAAGGAGTAGTATGAATCTTCCCGTCAAGCGGGTGGAGGAAGAACTCGTCCTCCGGGATATCCGCATGATCTACAAGAACTTCCGGGGGGAGAAGGGAACCTACAACGACGAGGGTCAGCGGAACTTCTCCGTTCTCCTGGACAACGAGACGGCGATGCGGCTCCAGCAGATGGGCTGGAATCCGAAGCTCATCAAGCGGACGGCCGATGGACCCGAGGAGCTTCGCGAGTGGCACCTCAAGGTCAACGTCTCGTACGACAACAGGCCGCCGCGCATCTTCTTCATCACCGAATCGACCAAGAGCCGGAACCCGATCGACGAGGACCTCGTCTTCCTTGTGGACCGGGGTGTCTTCGACAGGGTCTCCGTCACACTCAGTCCGTACAACCACCGGATGAACGGAGGAGGCGTCAGCGCATATCTGCGGACGATGTACTGCGTTCTCCATGAGGACCCGCTCGACCTCGAGTACGCGGGGTATCAGTTGCCCGGTGAGGACTCGGCGATCATCGTCGCGAACAGTCACCGGGGTCCGCTGGAGCTGGAGAGCGGTGACGACGGTGCGATCATCATCGAGGACTCCGGCTGGGAGCAGGATCACGAGGAAGAGGCGGCGTGAATATCGTCCTCTGGATCCCCTTCATCGTTTTTATCGGAATAACGACGGCTTTCGTCGTTGTCCGGTTCGGAGATAGGAAGAACAAGCGGTGAGCTTCTTCTGGGCTCCGCTCATCTTCTGCCTCGGTATGGCGACGGGGTTCGTCATCATCGCTGTCAGCCAGAAACGCTAAGGAAGGAAAAGTAGTGAACGTCCTCACGTTCAGTGTCATCGTCTCGGGGATCTTCGTTGCCCTGTTCTGGTTCCTGAACGACGTTCTCCCGCAGATACTGTACCAGCGGAAGCTGGACAAGACGGCCAGGGAAGCGGAGAAGTGCCGTCTTGACTACGAGGCTGCCCGTGCCGGTGAGGTAACCATGGAGTTCAAGATTCCGAACTGGACCGCTGCTGCCAGGACGAAGTCCATCCTCCAGGAAACCGGATGGGTGGACTGATGTACGAACCGTCACCGGTCGAGTGGCTTATAGCCTACTTGATACTGGGGAGTTTCCTCATCGTCCTCGCGGTCCTCTGTACGGTCGTAATCGCTATAGGTACCTGGAAGCTGTGTAAGGCTGCCTACAACGAGGTTCTGTACTGGATCGTGAAGCTCCGGCTCCGATACCACCGAGAGAAGTTGGCACGGGAAAGGACGTAATGTCCCAAAAATTCGTCCAGCATCTGAACCTCTCCGACGGCATGGATGCCCTCATATCCTTCGTCGATGGGAGGCTTCAGCGCGAAATCGACCGTGATCCCACCGGGTCGATGCAGAAGGCGTTCGACTTCTTCAACTCGGTACGGAAGCCTCTGAGTCTCAGAGAGTTCTTCCAGTACTGGAACTCGCTTTCTCAGCCAGAGAAGGACGAGGTACTGCTTCAGTTCATCTGAGGCTAGTCCTGTGGGCGCATGACGATAAAAGGCGCCTCCCACACACTCACACACAACAGAAAAGACTTCGTCGTGGACATCGAAGACATCAAGAAGACCTTCGTATCGAAGTACGAACCGATGAACCCCGAGAAGGAATTCCTTCTCGCCGACAGTTCTTTCCTCCAGAACGGAATGGTCGTTCTTATCGCCGATCCGAACTACAGGGCCAGTGAGGACGACATGCAGGCCGACTGGGGTATCCATCGGGCTCTCGAGAAGAACCGGTGGTGCAAAATTTCGCATCTGAAGTTCTACGCTTCGGGTATGAACTATCAGTTCGTGGGCACGTACGACGACAAGACTCAGATGATCCGACGAGGTGACGAACGCGTTCACTGGTTCATCAAGAAGGACAGCGTCGACGTTCTGCAGCAGATCAGGCGCAAGGTGTCGGATCAGGTAGTCGAGGCCATGGCCGACGGCGGCTTCAACAGGACATGCGATGAAGTCACCGAGAGCATCATGCAGATCTTCGGAATGGGGGTTTCGAAGTGAGTGCTTTTCGACCAGTGGCCGATGAGTACAACACCGTATTCGGTCTGGTAGTGGCCGTTCGAGTGTCCAAGGAGAACATCCATGACGTTGCCGCATGGTGCGGAGGCGAGGTGAAGGAATACGCAAACATCGATGTTCCGGAGCCGCAGCTGTACATCAGTCTGACCGCTTCCAACACCCATCACAAGGTCGTGGACGATCGAGCAGATATCGGGGAATGGATCGTAGAAGTACTTGAGGGTGGACCTCGTCGATTCGTCTACGCCGACAAGCTGTTCCCGAAGCTTCTGCAAAATCCGGGATTCAAGCGCGAAGAAGTCACTCAGCTGATCAAGACGGCCATGACGTATCAGGACATGATCACGTCCAGGGGTGGGGAAATCGAGGAGGGTTATTCCACCGCTGAATTCGTGGCCTTGCAGATCGAGCGACTCCACCGGTGACACCGGACACGGTTTACAATTCGGGGATGAGGGTTGTCTTCCACGATGTGCCTGAGACGGTACTTCGGCGACTGAAGGCCCCTCATCCTCCGGATTGGGAGAGCGTACTCATCGGTGAGACCCGAGAGATGATTCCCATCATCGAGTACGTCAATCGCGAAAAGTTCGATGCGGTTCTGAAAGCCGTCACCGATCTGACGCACAAGGGCAGGCTTCCGATATTCGCCGCTAAGCCTGAGCGGCTCGAGGCTTACATCCGGAAGACTGTCGGAGAAATCTTCAAGATCGTGCAGGGGGAGTAAATGACTGATCATCGGTGTCTCAGCGAGGAAGATCACCGGAGAATCATCCGTGAAGAACTGAAGTCTCTGCTGGAATCCCTCAGGGACCACTCGCGCGGTATCGCCTACGAGACTCAGGAGATCGAAGAGCGGGCGCTCGGGGCGGTCAAGGAACTGTTCGAGGGTGAGATTCAGCGCTTCCCGCACGACTGGAAGTGTCCGAAGCGAAGCAGCTACTGGAAGCCGTGCGTCTGCGGTGTGGGGGATGAAGAAGGTGAGTGAAATGTCGAAAGAAGAGACGACGTTCGTCTGGGACGACTTCACCGGAGGCTCGCTTCTCTACGCGGGGACCATGGAGGAAGTCACGGACTGGCTGAAGAAGAACATCAGTTCCGACATGAGCAACGTATCCGTGGAACTGAACACCGGCGGCGCTCGCGTTCCCGTGTCCGTCTTCCTCGAAGGGATGAAGATCTCCGACGACACCAAGATCCAGGCTCGCAGGATGAGCGTTCTCCAGCTCGTGATGTCAGCGATGCGGAAGCAGGACGCCGCTACATACCACGGCGATCAACAGGGTATGGACCTGGTGGCGGAGCAGACGGCCGAACAGATCGACAAGCTGTACCAGGAGGGGAACTGATTGAGAACGTTCCGGAGCAAAAAGTCCCTCCTCTGCGGGGAACAGATCACCGAAGAGAACATGGATGATCTGGCCGAGTGGTGTGGAGGGACGGTCAAGGTCTACGAGCCTGAAGTACATCTTCGGTCGGGGAACTACCGAAGAGGCCAGAAGTACATCGAGTTCTTTGTCCGGGACATTCAGGTCAAGGCGTTCCTGGGCAATTGGCTGACCTGTGTCGTCGGGCAGAACGACTTCGGGGTCTACCGCAGCGACAGTCTGTTCTTCAGGCTCTTCGAAGAGGTGGGTTCGGAAGCGACGGCTCTGAACGAAGCGAACGACCCGCTCGGAATCATGGCCATGTGGGCACGTGTGCCGGATGTTCCTCTGGGGAACTTTCTGACATACGTCGATCTCAAGCTTCTCGAGGAGATCATCGGCGATCCGATCGGAGACATGCGGGCCGCGTTCGAATACTTCAACTCGAATACGGAGAAGCCTCTCATGCCGAGGGAATTCCTGAAGTTCTGGACTTCTCTGACGGCCGAGGAGCAGATGCGCTTCATGCCCAGAACGAAGATGACCGGGATCCTGAGCGTGCTTGACGCGGATTCGGTGGTCATCGAGAGATGGGGAAAGGAGAACCCATGAGACTGATACACAAGTACCCTGGTCTCGTCGATCGGTTCTACACCATGAACCCGACGACCGAGTTCCTCATGCCGAACGGCGCGGACATGGAAGAGGGCATGGTCGTCCTTCTGGCTGCGAACGTCCTCAAGTGGGAGGTCGAAGGCAAGCAGGAGAAGGACTTCATCGACTTCAACTCGGTGCTGACGGCCAACCGCTGGTGCAGGGCGACCAGGGTCTCGTCGGACGGGTACTCCGTGAAGTTCACGGGGGTCTACCCCGACGGCAAGGAAGTCAAGCGGGCCTACCCCAAAGATGTCGCCTGGCTGGTCAGGAAAGACCTGGAGCTGGAGACCGACGAGAGAGACACCGAGGAGAATCGCGAAAAGGTTCTCGAGCAGTTCTGGAAGGTCCTCCGCGAGAGGGAGGGTCTGGAGCACTGCGAGGACCGGGTCAAGGTCGACAACCAGATGGAGATCTACGTCGGCATGGCCGTGGACGAGATCATGAAGCTCCTGTCATGATGAGATTCTGGTACGCGTTTCGACGCCGGTTCCATCGTCCGAAGCTCGACGATTCGGGGTACTGCATCCGTTGCGACTGACCCCTTGGGGTCGGGGCAAGGAGTAAAGAGGCTGGGGAAGGGGTGGAGGCCTTGACGGGTTTTCACTCCTTCCCTGCATGGGTTTCGTTTCTCAGTGAAAGGAGGGGCATGAGGAAACTATCGAAGAGCCGGATAATCGCGGCGGAAGATGTGACTCCAGAGCTGATCGATTTCATCAGGGAAGATCTGATAAGAACTTTCTCTCAGGACTATCCGACAGCTATAGACGTTCGTCTAACCATGAAGCCAACGAAATTCAACAAAGACGGAGTGACATTCGTGATTGAGGGAATCGTGCCGGATAACAACGTAGAACACCCGCCGCACTACAACCAGTACGAAGGTGTGGAGGTCTGGGATCTGGTTCGTCAGATGGACTTCAATCTCGGGAACGCGGTGAAGTACATCTGCAGGGCGGGATTCAAGGATCCGAGGAAGGAGATAGAGGACCTGGAGAAGGCGGTCTTCTACATAAAGGACGAGATCGAGCACTACCCGGTCGCCAAACCCGAGTCACCCGCCAGGTACGGGAAGCTGGTATTCACTCTGATCTCCCAGATGAACGAGGACCGTGGTCGTGCGGTGGAATTCATCTGCAGGGGGTCGACGAACAGTCTCCGGGTCGCAATCAACCATCTCCGCATGGAGATCGATCGTCTGAAGGGTTCCCGGCCTCCTCGTCCGACTACGACGTTCTGAGATCCTGGTCCGGTCTCGGCGGAAGTACCAACCACACAGCACAGAAGCAGGGGAGCACGAAATGAGTGACAGCCCGATATTCGACCGAGTGAACAGCGAGCGAGACTACACCGGAACCATGGCGTCGTTCCGGAAGGAGATGACCCGCTACTTCAGGGCGGCGGGCTACGTCTACGTCCCCGAGCAGAGCAACCTTCCGGACCCGCACCTGGACGGGCCCTACATCGAGGCGGAGGAAGAGGTCGTCGTCCGGCCTTTCATACCCGTCGTGGGAATACCCCGCGGAACGGTGGAAGCGACGGTAGAACTCGAAGACGGTTCGGTGGAGGAAGTCGCGGAAACCTTCTCGGGGAAGAAGATCGTCACGAAGGGAGACGTTGCTACCATAGTCCAGGAATCCTCGGCGTCCGGCTTCAGTTTCTTCAGGACTGCGGGAGTTCCCGAGAAGCTCCTGGAAGGTCGTACGGAGAAGGAGTTCTGGGAGAGCGTGGACCTCTCTCCTGAGGCTCTGAGGGCCCCTGAGAGGGCCTTGAGGACACAGCTGAGGGAAAAGTACCCGGACCTGTTCAAGGAGCCTGAGGGGCCCTGGAACGGCCTCCAGTCGGGTGACCACATCCTGGTGGAAGATCAGAACTTCATCGACCCCGGAAACGCCGTGGAGGAACTCCGGAAGTCGTTCGAGGAACAGCATCCCGGATACGTCATGACGGAGATCAAGGGAATCACGGTCAACGACGACGGCTCCGCCACACTCAGGATCGAAGCGCAAGAGCTCCCGCCCATCAAGCCGCTTTCTGAGAAGAACACGGCACAACTCATGGAGTAGACATGCTCAGCCTGTATCCGCATCAGGAAAAGGCCATCAACGATCTCAGCAATGGCAAGATCCTGTACGGAGATGTGGGCACCGGTAAGTCCCGTACTGCGGTCGGGTACTACCTGAAGAAGGAAGCGCCGAAGGACGTCTACGTGATCACCACGGCGAAGAAGAGGGACTCTCTGGACTGGGAAGGGGAGTTCCTCCGTGGACACGTGAGCAAGCTCGAGCGGAGCCCTGACGGCAAGCGGGGAAAGCTCTGGGTGGATTCGTGGAACAACATCGCGAATTACAAGAACGTCCGCGGCGCTTTCTTCATCTTCGACGAACAGCGCTTGGTGGGTTCGGGAGCCTGGTGCAAGGCCTTCGAGTTCATCGCGAAGAACAACAACTGGATCCTCCTGACAGGTACTCCTGGGGATACCTGGCTCGACTACATGTCTGTGTTCATAGCGAATGGGTTCTACCGCAATCGGACGCAGTTCAAGGACGAGCACGTGGTCTACAGCACCTACGTGAAATTCCCTAAAGTCGAGCGTTATATGAATGAGCATAAACTCGAGAAATTGAGAAAAGAATTGCTCGTTCATATGCCGATGGAAAAGCACACGACTCGAGTGACGCATTATATTCCTGTGGAATACGATCAGGAATTACTCGATAAAGTCGACCGGGAAAGATGGAACCCGTATCTGGACCGTCCGATCCGCTCTCTCGCGGAGTACTTCTATGTACGCCGGAAGGTCATCTACTCGCATCCGTCGAGACTCGAAGCGGTCCGGTACAAGCTCACGCAGCACCCGAAACTGATCGTCTACTACAACTTCGACTACGAGCTCGAGATACTGAGAAAGCTCGCGGACGAGGTTCCGACGGCGGAGTGGAACGGGCATAAACACGAGGAGATTCCGGACACGGACCGATGGGTTTATCTGGTCCAGTACACGTCCGGAGCCGAGGGTTGGAACTGTATTACGACCGACACGACCCTCTTCTACTCGTTGACATATTCGTACAGAACGTGGAAACAGGCGCATGGTAGGACAGACAGACTCAACACGCCCTTTTCGGTGCTGCACTATCTCGTGCTTCTTGCCACTTTCTCTGCCACTTCTGCCACTTCCTCGAAAAAAGACCTCGAGATGTGTGTCGTGGACGCGTCAGTTCTGGCCTCTTTGAAGGCTAAGAAGGACTTCAATGAGCGAAGCTTCGCTCAGAAGAATCGACTACCGTCGTTCTCGCGGAAACCGGCAAATTAGGACGACACGGACAGCGCTCTGCCACTTTGCCATTTCTTTACCATAAAGTGGCAGAGAAAGTGGCAGAGAGGTTGGCTTGAAGAAACTGCAGGTCAGAGGGTCGACGAAGTCTTTACATTAGGACAAATCGACCCTCCTCTGCCACTTTGCCACGAGAATTCGAAAAAAGTTTTTTAAAAACGTGTTAGGTGGTATAGGTCTATAATTTTACGCGGGACCTTAGAAAAATATTATAAACCTATACCACCAAAACACTTTTCAAAAACTTTTTCCAAAACAAAGTGGCATGGTGGCAGAGGGTGTGTCGTCCTAGTTTGATCCCTCTCAGTACAAGTAGTCCTAGTTTGGCCTAATGTAAAGAAGCACAATCAAGGAAGTGGGTCGAACATGACTCAGTGGCGCAGGATCATGGAATTTCCGAGCTACTCAGTGAGTGAGGAAGGACAAGTCCGCAACGACGTAGCCGACCGTCTCATGTCGATCAGTCCCAACACTCGGGGCATACCCACGGTTGGTTTGGCTGATCGAGGTAAGACCTGTCGAAGGTCGGTCTCGGTTCTCGTCGCGGAAGCCTTCATCACCTCCGCCCGCAGTCTTGAGTTCAACACTCCGATTCATCTCGACGGAGACAAGTTCAACTGCCATGTGGAAAACCTCGCATGGCGTCCTCGATGGTTCGCTCTGCAATACGTAGAACAATTCAAAATCGGTCCCAGTGGATATTCCTGTGAAATACAGGAAATCAAAACGGAGGAAGTCTTTGCGAATTCATGGGAAGCAGCTGTTAAGTACGGCTTGTTGGAACGAGAAGTAGTCTTCTCGATACGAAGGCAGACGTACGTAATCCCAACCTATCAAAGGTTCCGGTTGTACGAGTGACAGACCTATACCACCCCGGCGAAAATACATGTGTTATAATGAAGGGATAGGGTAAGATTTTCGTTTCTCGTCGGGAAGGAGTGACGCATGCTGGAGCGAGACTACCAGCCCAGGCTCATTAAGAAGCTCGAGCGTATGTTTCCAGACTGCGTCATTCTGAAGAACGACTCAAGTTACCTCCAGGGCATACCGGATCTCGTTATCTTCTACGGGACTCGGTATGCCTTTCTGGAAGTCAAGGCAAGCAAGGATTCTCCGCCTCAAGTAAATCAACCGTACTACGTTGATCTGCTCAACCGGATGTCTTTCGCGGCCTTCATCTATCCCGAGAACGAAGAGGAAGTGCTAAGTGCGCTCAGCGACGCGCTTCACGGGGTTTAATTCTCACCCTCGTCTCGAAGGCACACACGCCTTTCTGAGCCCCTCGAGTTATCACTGGATCAACTACGACCAAGCGAAGCTGCTAGAGCGTCTGAACGCTGCTGAGGCCGCTTCTCGGGGCAGTAGTCTCCATGAACTCGCCGCGCATGCCATCAGCGAGCAAGTCTATCTTCGTGAAGACGAGGATAATCTCGCTACTTACTGCCTCGCCATGTACGTGAACGACGCCATCGATTTCGGCATGGTTCCTGAGCAGACTCTGTTCTACTCGCTCAACTGTTACGGTACGGCGGACACCATAGGGTTTGAGGAAGAGCACATGTTCCTCAGAATCCATGACTTCAAGTCCGGCGTATCCCCGACTTCCGAAAAACAGCTGTACGTGTACGGCGCGTTGTTCTGTCTGGAATACGGATACCTGCCGTACGAAATGAACGGCGAACTCCGCATCTACCAGTTCGATGGTTTCAGATCTTTCGAGATCGATCGCGCATTCCTGGCTCACGTAGTAGACATGATCCGGATGCACGACAAGAACATCGAAGACTTCCGCCAAGAACGTCGTGAACGGAGAAGACTGTCGTGGAAATCTCGGTAGATAATTACAACGAGCTTTACCACTACGGTATCCTCCGGAAGTCTGGACGGTACCCGTGGGGCTCGGGAGAAACGCAGTACGAGCGCTCTGTCACCTTTCTCGGCGAACTCGCCAAGGCCCGTAAGGAAGGTGTCAGCGACACTCTCTTCGCGCAGAGCTGGGGAATGACGACCTCTCAGCTTCGGGACAACGTCAGTCTGGCAAACAAGACCAAGAAGGCCGCTGACATCGCTCGAGCCACCCGGCTCAAGGAAGAGGGCAAGTCCAACGTCTCCATCGGTAAGGTCATGGGGATCAATGAGTCCTCGGTCCGTGCCCTTCTGAAGGATGGCGAAGCTGAGAAGGCTGCCATCCTCGACACCATTGCGGGAACACTCCGTCGACATGTCGAGAAGAAGAAGTACATCGACGTGGGTAGCGGTGTCGAGCAGAATCTCGGCGTCAGCAAGAAGCGTCTGGAGACAGCAGTCAACATACTGAGGGAAGAGGGATATCAGCTCCACTACATCCCGATTCCTCAGATCGGTACTGGTAAACAGACCAGTATGAAGGTTCTGACAGCTCCTGGTACCACATGGAGCGAGACCTTCAAGAACCGCGATCAGATTCAGCTGATCTACGGACGTTCCAGGGACTACGGTAGAACATTCGACGAAATCCTTCCTCCTAAGTCGATCAGTTCCAAGCGAGTGCATGTCCGTTATGCTGAGGACGGCGGCACCGATGCGGACGGTACGATCTACGTTCGTCCGGGAGTCAAGGACGTATCGCTGGGCGGTTCGAGCTATGCCCAGGTTCGTATCGCGGTCGACGGTACCCATTACCTAAAGGGTATGGCTCTCTACAACGACGAGAACATGCCTCCAGGTGTGGACCTGGTGTTCAACACAAACAAGAAGAACACCGGAAACAAGCTCGACGCGATGAAGGAGATGAAGAAGGACAAGGACGGTGAGATCGACAAGGACGATCCGTTCGGCTCCATGATCTCTGATCAGATCTACGCGAAGAATCCTGACGGTACCTACAAGTTGGACACCTTTGGTCGAAAGATCGTGGAGTCCTCTATGAATATCGTCAACAAGGAGAACGACTGGGATGAGTGGTCCAAGACCCTCTCGTCTCAGGTGCTTTCCAAGCAGAGGCGGAGCTTGGCCAAGGCCCAGCTGGATTTGACTTACGACAGCAAGATCCGTGAGTTCGAATCCATCATGGCTTTGACCAATCCTACGCTGAGAAAACACATGCTCGAGAAGTTCTCGGACGGTGTGGATTCTTCAGCGGTGCATCTCAAGGCCGCCCATCTTCCGCGTCAGGCGACCAAGGTCATTCTTCCCGTCAACTCCCTGAAGAAGACTGAGGTCTACGCACCCACTTTCGACGACGGTGAGCGCGTAGTACTCATCCGGTTCCCTCACGGGCACATCTCCGAGATTCCGGAACTCGTCGTCAACAACCGGCACCCTGGTGCGAAGAAGCTTCTCGGTAACGCACCTGATGCTATCGGAATTCACAGCGCCGTAGCAGAACGTCTGTCTGGTGCCGACTTCGATGGGGACACTGTTCTCGTCATCCCGAACAACCACGGGAAGATTCAGAACAAGCCCCCTCTCAAGGAACTCGAAGGCTTCGATCCGAAGTCTGCCTACCCTAAGTACGAGGGTATGGAAGTCATGAATAGCCAGACAAAGGCTACTGAGATGGGGCTTGTATCAAACCTCATCTCGGACATGACTGTTCAGGGTGCACCGGATTCCGAAATCGCCAACGCACTCAAACACAGCATGGTTGTCATCGATGCCGAGAAGCATGAGCTGAACTGGAGACAGTCAGCCATCGACAACCGTATTGCCGCTTTGAGAAAGAAGTATCAGCGGTCTGCTCAAGGCGGTGCATCATCGGTCATCTCGAACTCGGGTACCAACGCAACCACCCGTATCCCTGCACGGAAGCTAAGGTCTACTAAAAACGGTGGACCTATCGACCGTGAGACTGGGCGTCTGGTCTATGAAGAGACAGGCGAGACGTACACC